ACCACAACCAGTAGCAATACCACAACCAGTAGCAGCTCCAGTAGTTTCTACACCTATAACACCTCCTCCGTTACCTCAGATTGTTCCAGAAAGACAACCTGTTATGCCTTCTATACCTGTAATACCCCCTGTGTTAGAAGCACCTACACCTATAGTAGACGTACCAATGAACTTAGGTTTGACTACGCTTGAAAACTTAGCTCCAGTTCAAATACCAGAAATACCTTTTCAATTACCTCAGATACCACAACCAGTTTCAATACCGACATTACCTATGGTCAATACCCCTGTAATGCCACAACCTATGGTTAATTTAGGAATGACTCCTACTAACCCAGTTTTAAATATTGATAACATTGTTTCACCCATAAGACAGGGAAGTCCAAGAGCACTACTAGGAACACTCTAATGCCTACACATAAAGAAGTCGTAAAAGCAGCTGAAGCTGAAAGAATACTTGAGTCTGATGTTTTTAAAGAAGCTATGCAATCTTTAAAAGATGAGTATATGCAAGCTTGGTTAAACTCAAAAAATCCAGATGATATTTCTACAAGAGAAAGTTTACACAGGTCTATATTACTAATACCTGAAGTAGAAAAGCATTTGCGTATCATTGCAGAGAAAGGAAAACTGACTAGAGCAAATATAAATAAAGTCCGTAACATCGGTTAGGGCTTTCCTTTTTCCCAAAAATTCATATAAAATACTTATAAATACATATAAGGAGTATTTATATATGAGCAATAACGGAAAACCGACTGCTTTACAAACAGATGGAGAATTAGCTACTTCCGCTTTCGAGAGTTTTTTAACTCCTCAAGAGGAAAAAGTTGTAGAAGCAGAAGAAACAGAAGTAGATGTTATCGAAGAAGAAGCGCTCCCTGAAGAAGCTGAACTTGAATTAGATGAAGCTGAAGACGAAGAAGACTTTGAATACGATGACGAAATTGATGACGAAGAACAATTAGAGGTTGAAGAAGAACAAGAGCAACCCACTTTATACACCATCCGAGTTGATGGCGAAGAAGTAGAGGTCACGCTTGAGGAACTCCAAAACGGATATTCGCGTCAGCAAGATTACACTCGCAAAACTCAAGAGCTGTCTCAACAAAGAAAAACTATTGAGCAACAGCAGAAGGAGTTAGCGGAAAGAGATGCTATTTATGCACAGCTGTTACCGAAGATGGAAGCCCAAATATCGGGCGAATTGGCAAACGAGCCAGATTGGAACCAGTTGTATGAAGATGATCCCGTAGGTTATGTTCGTGAAAAGCAACTCTGGGATGATAGAAAAGAGAAATTAGCTGCTGCTCAAGCTGAACAACAAAGACTTCAACAAGAAGCATTTGCTCAACAGCAACAGCAATACGCACAAATGGTGCAAGAAGGTCAGCAAAAACTCTTGGAGATCATACCAGAATGGCAAAATCCTGAGACAGCGCAACAGGAAAAGCTCGCTATTCGTGAATATGGCATTAACGTCTTGGGGTATTCACCACAAGAGATGGACTCTGTATACGACTACCGAGCATTACTTGGTTTAAGAAATGCGTGGCTTAACAGTAAAACTGTTGAGGCTGTAAAGAAAAAACCAACGCAGAAAGCGAAAGCTCGGGTTGCAAGACCTGGTACAACGAACCGACCAAAATCAGTAGCTCCTGTCAAAAAAGCAAAACAACGCTTGGCTAAAACTGGAAAAACAACAGATGCAGCCAAGGTTTTTGAACAAATGTTAAAGTAATTTAAAGGAATATATTATGGCTAAAGTAACTAATGCTTTTGACACATATACGGCCACTGCTGATAGAGAAGATTTAAGTAATATCATTTACAACATCTCTCCGATGCAAACTCCGTTTATGTCCTCAATCGGAACAAGAAACGTAAAAAACGTAGTTTTTGATTGGCAAACTGAATCTCTACCAACACCTAGTGCTAGTGGAGAATTAGAAGGGTTTGAACTTTCTAGAGCAGCATCAACTGCTACTACAAGGGCAAGCAATGTATGTATGATCTCAAAAAGAGATGCAACTGTAACAGGCTCGCAAGAGGCTTCAGATGCAGCTGGTAAAAGATCAGAAATGGCACACCAGTTAGCTATTATGGCTAAAGCACTAAAAAGAGACATGGAAGAAGCTCTATGTCAAAAAGGTGCTAAAACAACTGGTAACGCTACAACAGCTAGGGTAACTGGTGGTTTCGAATCTTGGATCACAACTAACGATTCAAGAGGAACTGGTGGTGCTTCTACTGGTAGTGGAGCTGCTCCAACAGACGGAACTCAAAGAGCACTTACAGAAACACTTCTGAAAGACGTTCTTGAGCTTATGTTTGCTAGTGGTGCTGAACCAAATCTAGCTATAGCTGGCCCTCACAACAAGCAAGTGATTTCTGGTTTTACTGGAAGATCACAAGCTAGGCAAATGATCGATGCTAATACTGTAGAAGCATCTGTATCTATCTACTCATCTGACTTTGGTGAACTAAGAATCGTTCCATCAAACAGATCAAGAGATAGATCACTTCTATTAGTTGATCCTGAGTTTGCTAAAGTTTCTTACTTAAGAAACTTCGAGACAGTTGATATAGCAACTATCGGTGATGCTGATACTAAGATGATCGTAGTTGAGTACGGACTAGAAGTGAGCAATGAAGCTGCTCATGGTGTAGTCGCTGACTTAAGCACATCTTAATAGCTTAAATGGAAGGGGCTAGGACTTTGGTTTTAGCCCCTCCTTTTTTTTATAATTAGTGTTAAAATTTAGTAGCTATGGCTAAAAGAACCCTAATTGACAGTAAGATTAATTATTCACACGAATTTGCAACCGAAGATAATAAGGTTGTTTATCACACCGCACAAAATGTCGCTCCTGTTATAGAGCATTGCAAGGCTTTATCAGAGAACAAACCAGGTAAAGATTTTCGCCATGTTGCAGAAGTGCCTATGGTAATATACCAAAAGGCTTTACGAGAAGGTTGGGCGCAAGACAACAAGAAATGGAAACAATGGCTCAACGATCCAGACAACAAATTATTTAGAACATGGGGCGGTAAGGTATGACGTATGCAGAATTAAAAACAAACATAGCAAGTTATCTAAACAGATCAGACTTAACATCTGATATAGATATGTTTATAGATAACACAGAAGCAGAACTTAATCGTAGATTAAGAACCAAAGATATGATTAAGAGAGCAACTGCTACTGCTGACTCACAATACTTAGCTGTACCGTCTGATTGGATGGAGGCTATAAACGTAGAAATAACATCTAACAACTTTAGACCTTTATTCCAACAGTCTATTGAATCACTAGATGTATATAGACAATCAAATAATAACGTAGCTGGCGAGCCAATATATTTTGCAATCGTTGATGATTCTATTGAACTTGCCCCTACTCCAGACACAAGTTATACATTACAATTAACATACTATGGATCGATTGATGCACTCAGCGATTCTAATACAACGAACTTTGTGTCCACAGGACATCCAGACGTTTATTTATATGGAGCTTTAAAACACGCATCAATCTTTTTAATGGAAGATGAGCGAGTGCCATTGTTTACTGCTCAGTTTGAGAAAGCATTAGAAGAAATGCGACTTGAACAAGAAAGAGCTGAGTTTGGTAAAGGTTCTTTGTTACAAAGAAGAAGAACTTATGGCAAAGCTAAGAAAAACATTTATTATTGGAATAATAATTAGGAGCAATTATGGCTGGATTTAGTGATTATTTAGAAGACAAAGTATTGGATCATGTATTTGGTGGAAATGCTTATACAGCACCATCAACTTTATATGTTGCTTTGTATACAGTAGCACCTACCGATACAGGTGGTGGTACTGAAGTAAGTGGTGGTGCATACGCAAGACAAACTGCTACTTTTAACGTATCTGGTACTGACCCAACAACAGCAACAAACGCTGCTGCTGTTGAATACCCTACAGCTACAGCTGATTATGGAACTGTAGTTGCAGTTGGTATTTTAGATGCTTCTTCAAGCGGTAACTTACTTGCATACGCAAACTTAACCGCTTCTAAGACTGTATCTTCTGGTGACGTATTCAGATTTGACGCTGGCGACTTAGATATTACGTTAGCATAAAACCATGGCCTCAGTAGGCTACGGTTTATATACATACGGGAAGTCCCATTACGGACAGCCCGTTTATCACTTTGGCGCAGCCACAATAGCACAAACGTCTTCAGCAACCGCTGTAGGTCGTTTTGTTATTACGGGTGCTGCCACTTCAGCACAAACTTCAGGATTTACTGCAACGGGTAGATTCGTCATTACAGGCGCATCTACAATCGCTGCAACTTCAGGATTTACCGCAGAAAGCTCACTTATACATGATGGTGTAGCTACGATTGCTGCTACCAGCAGCATGACTGCTGTGGGTACACAGATTGATTTAGGATCTGCCACTATATCGGCAAGCTCTGGAATGACAGCTACAGGACACCAAATAGATCGTGGCGTGGTGTTAGGCCCCGCTATTTCCAACATGACTGCTACAGGCAGATTTACGGTAGCTGCTAGTGCTACAAGTGCTGGAGTATCAGGATTTACTGCGGTTGGAGGGCAAATATTTATAGGTTCTTCTACCATAGCACAAAGCAGTAGTTTTTCTGCTATTGGTGGGCTAAAATGGTCTGAGCAAACAGTTCAGGCTGAAACATGGACTGATCAGACGGTTACGACAAC